AGCTGCGCCAATCGCCTTGCCCAGTTGGTTGGCATTTGCTTGGTTGCCTTGAACCTGGGTGCCAGATGCATCAACGTTCACAACTACGTTACCCACGCCACCGCCTGATGCCTCAACACCAAGGCGACCACCACGGCCACGGCGTAAGGGGAGCACGGCTTCTGGTCCCTGCTCACCCATAAGCGCCATTGTTGGCCTGCCGATGTAACCGCCCTTGGCATAAGGCACAATGCCGTTTTGAGCGAACACGTTGCCTTTGGCGCTGGGGAAAATCTGATTAACGAGTGAACCCATCCCAGACCGCAGGAACATGCTGGCAAACGTCCGCAGCAGGCCAGACAACGATTGGCCCAAAGTCTTGGTGCCGTCAATCAGACCCTCAATCGCGCTGGTCATTTGATTCGCCAGCGTGTCTTTGACCTGATCAAGAGTAATTTTGTATTTGTCAGTTTTTTCATTCAAGTTATCTTGCGCATCTGCTAACGCATTTACAGCATCAAGGCGGTCAAGAGTGTATTGAGTTAGTAGGTTGTTTTCTTTAAGCTCAAGATTGCGCCCTGTGTGACCTTCTTCTAAGAGCAACTGCTTGGCAAGGTCATAACCCAAATCAACCTCAGCAAGCCTGTTCCCTGCAAGCCTTGCAGCATTGATTTCTTTTGTAAGACGCAGCACCTCGGCAGAGACCTGCACTGGCGTTTTAGTTGTTGTGCCTGTCGTGCCTTTTGTTTCTTTTGTGCTGCGAGGAGTTATTTGAACAGGGCTAAACCCGCCGGTGCGCTGGAAATAGCTGGCCCCAGCCTCTGAAGATCCAAACAGAACCTTGCGCTGCGCTTCCATGTCCTGGAAGAATTGCGTACGAGTGTCTTCTAATCCAACCTGAGCAACACCTAGAGCCTCGCGAAACTTGCCCTGTCTGACCAGATTTGCAATGCTCACCAAGTCAGTAAGAACTCTGGTAAAGAATCGGAACGACTGAACAAGACCTAAGACAACTGAGCCAACGCCACGCACGCCAATCTCGATTGTTTTAAACAAAGGTCCGAAATCAGTGCCGCTGTCAAACAGATCGCTGAACACCTCAAGAATGGCATTCAATGCAGGCAGCAGTGCGTCAGCCAGCTGCATCCTGAAGCCTTCAAATTGAATCTGCAGAATTGAAATCTGGTCGTTGAAATACTCTGCGTTTTGCGCAAAGTTCTCGCTGGTCTCGTAGTTGAAACGCTCAAGCGCCTCAGTGCCACCATTCAGCAACGTAATTAGCTTTGACCCAGAACGGCCAAAGATGTCCATTGCAATGGCTGCCTTTTCAGGCCCGTTCGGCAAGTCAGCAAACTTGTCCGCGATCTCGCCAAGCAACTGATCAGAAGGCTTAAGGCTGCCGTCTGCTTGTTTAACGCTCAGCCCCAGCTTTGCGTAAGCCTCTGAATAGGTCTTAACGCCATCAGCCGCCTCGCCCTGTGTGCGTGCCAGCGTCCGCAGACCTGTCTCAAGGTCGCTCTGACTAACGTCAGCAAGCTTGCCAGCGTTGGCGTATGCCTGCAGCTTGTCAGCCGCAATGCCTGTTCTGGTGCTGAGCTTGCCAAACGCATCAGCTGAATCAATCGCACCTTTGACAAAGGCGCTGAAACCAGCAACAGCAGCAGCGGCAAACAATGCCTTAAAAGCATTGCCAACCCCACGCACGGCCATGCCAAGGTTCTTGGCCTTGCCCTCAACCCCCTGCATGGAGTTGCCAAGGCGCTTGATATTGTTTTCGCCCTTAGTTTTGGCATCAATTAACAGACCAAACTTGGCAGTCATCTACTTGCTCTCCTTGTTCAGGATCTTGACCGCCGCAGCCTCCATGACCTGCAAATTCTCAAGCACGGTCGGCTGATTCTCGACTTCATACAGTCTAAACAGCCATTCAACAGCTGAATAGTCCAGGCCGCAAACGCCTGCAGACGTTGTGCGCCATTGCGTCTGGCAACGCAAAAACATCTCAACAGCAGGCCAGTTATCGGGCCACACCTCAAAATCCTCAGGCGCAACAGGTTCAGGCATGATCAATCCAAAGGCTTTGGCATCAGCCATCGCCTCAGTCAAATCACCAGGGCCGTTGAACAGATACTCAACGGCCTCTTCTAGTTTTTTCTCTTGGCTCCCTGCTTGCTCTCTAGGTAAGCCCCAGCAATCGCGCTGGCCATCATCGGCACATCAAGCAGCTCGTCACGCTTGGTGATGCTGTAAGGCAGTTCCTTGCCGTCCTCATCCTCAACGCCTGCCCAACCTGACATCACCTCACGGGCAATCTCAACGTCGGACAGATTGCCTTCTCCGCTCAGCTCAGCAATCTCCAGCAGACGGCTTTGCGTCAAGTCTTTAAACTCAACATCAAAAGTGACCCGCTCGTGTTTGCCCCCATCAACAGGGACATCAACAGAAACAGGCCACTTGTAGCAGTTGGACTTCTTAAGGACGAATCCCATAAAAGAAATAATTCGTCCCAAACATAGCTCAGATTATGTTGTGACCAAACTGTATTCGTCGTTGCCACTTGTAGTGGGCGTTGCACGGAATGGAATGTTGAGCATCTGAATTCCGTCACTGTCAGAGTAACTAGGCGTACTGATGTCAGTTTGCGGGGCACTCCAGGTCACAATGTTGCCAGCCGTTTGACCTTGCTGGAACGTGTTGGTGCCTGTGCTTGTACCTGTTGCATCAGCAAAATAATCGTGATCATCAAGGTCAGGAGCCTCAATAACCGCAGTGCCGCTTGGGCGACGATCAGGAGTCAACACTTCTTTTGTGCCGCCGACCAACTCGCGATAGATGGTGTTTTGAGCTTGGTCAAACGAGTAGGACTGCATTGCAGCAGCAAAACCCATCAGCGTGAAGCTAGTGGTATTTGTTTTGTTGAAGATAGTAGGTGCAGCCTGATTTGAGTAAGTCGGTGCTACGTCTGCGCCATCAACGGGAGCGTTGTAAATGCCAACCATTGTGAACGTAATGGTTGGGATTGAATTCACCTCACAGTTAATGGAAAAGCTGCCACGGCAACCAGTCAACTTGTGCAGCAAGGTGTTTGAAGAACCTTTGCGCACATAGTATTCAATGGTTGCGCTAGCAAAATCGTCACCAACAGGCGCGTAAGTGACTGAGGTGCCAGCGGAAATAGTTTCAGAGTGCCCGCACGCCTCAAACAAAGGACCCCAGCGAGGAGCTGTTCCTGCAGTTCCAGACGCTGCAAGCTCAACCTCCAGCGTGATGGCTGCACGTTGGTTGGCAAGAATCACGTCATAGTTGCCGCCGTAGCCTCTGATGACTTCGCGCTCAACCTCATCGGCCTGCAAAGGCTCAATCTCAATCGAGCGAACAAACAAAGCGTCTGTTGCTGCAGGGTTGGCGTCAGTCCCGTAGCTCGACTCTTTTTTGCAGAGGATGAGCCTGTCTTTGCTTTGATAAAACGCCATCAGTCAGAGCCTCAGCAGAAGGGCAAGTGAAACGCCATTACTTCCATAATAGCTATGGCGACTGAGTCAAATCAGCCAACCTCGTGCGGTAGCGCACAAGATATTCCACACCAATAACACCAGCTGGTTGATCAGCGTCAACCATCTCAAAACTAACAGCACCAGGCTGGCAATCTATGGCGTAGCCCCCCAGAGTTGTGTCAGCCATAATTTTGCTGTGCAGACTCTCAACAATCGGGTCTGCTACTTCATCAGGAACATCGCCACGCACGATCACAGACACACGCACTGTGAGCGACCAGTCCAGCGTTGGCAGGCTGGTGTTTTGCTCAGGTGTGTCGCTAATTGCTTCAACAACCAATGCAGGACTTTCACCACGCTGCAACGGCACCACTCGGCTTCTGTAGATGCGCGTTCCGACGTTGGTTGTGCCAGCAAGGCTGCTGACGATGTCATCAAGAATGTTTTCCCGCAGCGTCGTCATGTTTTCTGCAGCGAGATCTCACAAAGCAATCCGTCGTCAATCAAGCGCGTCTCACGCACTGTGTAGGAAACAGAATCGACGGTGATACTGGTGCCCGCTGTAAGGGTGCCAAAGTCAGAAGCCTTGGCGGTGATCTGGTAGTCAGTGCTGAGCACCATGTCACCAGCCAAGACTTGACTGGGTTGATCAAGGATCACATTGGCTGTCGTTGCGCCTGACGTAGCAGACACATTGAAGTCTCCTAGGAACACTCCTAGGTCATCGGCAAGCGCATCAAACGCCATCAGCCTTAGCTTTCGTCGTTCGTTTTGCTTTGGGCTTAGCAGGTGTTGCGCCCTCGACTGCTTTACCCATGCGGATGAGCAGTGCGCCGTCTGAGTCCGACACGTCATAAGACTGGCCAGCCTCTAGGGCTTTGCCAGATGCCATGACATTTCTAGTGCAGGTGATTTGCATAAGAAAAAAGGGGACCGTTGCCGGCCCCCTCCCCGTTATCAAGTCGTGGTGATGTCCTCGATGGAAGCGAAGGAAGAGGCCTGACGCACTGCAACATCGAAGGTGATGATGCCGCGAACCGAGCTGAGGGCCTTGCTGAAGTCATCGGAGTCAGTGCCCACGGTGATCTCAAGACCGTTGCCGTAAAAGCCCAGCATGGCCTGGCTGAAGTCACCAGCGACCAGAGCGGAGCAAACGCTAGAGCTAGAACCCTTGGTCAGGTTGGAAGGCACAGCGTTGGTGACGGCAATCGGGTAGCCGTTCAGGGTCAGAGGCGTAGGGCCGCGACCAACAGCCTGCAGATCGGTGTTGTAGAGGAACGCACCGTCAGTGGTGGTGGAGCCACCAGCGCGGAGTTTCTTCAGCCCACCCATCACCTTGGCATTGGTGATGTAGGCCATGTTGGGGCCACCAGCGTTGTCTTGGAGCACTTCAGTCTCCAGGTCAACAATCTTCTCCATGGTGATTGCACCGCCGTTGGTCCCCATCGCAACAGAACCGATGCCAGAGGTGTTGCGGATGCCGGTAGGTTGACCGGAAGAACCAGAGCCGTTCAGCACTGCGGAATCAACAGCAGCGTTGATGCCGTCAGTCAGGTCACGACGCACAAGCTCCTCAATGCCAGGAGTGGCTTGGAGCAAGGTCTGGCGGCTGTACTTAGACAGTGCTGCCAGGTTCTTGGGTGTCATCGTCACCTGGTCGAAGGTGCTCTCCGACTGGGTGATTGCAGTGGTCTCAGATGACAGGTAATAGACGCTGCCGACGCCTGAGCGACGGGGGATAGCCACGTCACCGACCAAGCCGGTCAGAGTGCGAACGCCAAGGCCAACCACGGGGGAGGAGTTCCGCAGGGCCTCGATGAAGTCATCAGCCAGCAGATCGGTAGCAACCAAGTTGCCGCCGGTCGTTGCACCAGAGGTGACGTAGGTGGCGCGTTGGCTCAGTGCAGAGAACGGAACGAAGAAGGAACGCTCACCAGTGGCGCTGAGGCCAGAGGTGCGTGCAACTTCCTGGCTCAGTTCACGAACAAGACCAGCACCGTGGGAGGTCCAGTCACCAGTGATCAGGGCGCGAACGCCGTCCATAAGCTGATAACGCTCTTGGGTCTGCTGACCAAGGTCAACAGGTGCCACGGTCTCGACAGGCTTAGCGCCGATCTTTTCAAGCACAGCCTCACGGGCCACGTCGAGAGATGAACCGTTCTCGATCAGTTGATCAGCCAGGTCACGCATTTCGTGCTTGCTGCACAACTCTTGAATGTTGCGGATGCGGTTGCGCTCTGCAGAAGCTGCCTTTTTGGAAGCTTCATCGCGCACCACATTGATGTCGGGTGCTGTGGACATTTGATTCTCAGAATCGGGTGAACTTTGTGGTGCGACGCGAGCCGCAGAATCCGCCGTAATGGCTTCTTCTTTGTCAATTGTAGTAGCGGGAAGCAAGGATCTTCCCACCCCAATCTTGGGATCGGCAGGCACACTGACGATGGAAACTTCGTAAGGCTCCCAGTTCGTCGCTACAAACTCATTGTTGCGCTCTTCCATCTCCTTAATGCGGTATCCGACGCTGATATTTCTCATCACGCCATCTTTGACATCAGTCAAAATTTCTTGCGCAAAAGAGTTACGGCTGAAGCGAACGCGGCTGTAGCCCTTCTTTTTGTCCTTGTCTAAGTAGGCACGCTCAACAACACCGATCGGTCGATCCATGTCGTGATTGAACAGAAGCGGTGCGCCGTCGTTCAGTCGGCCAAGATCAGCAGCGCCATCCTCATGGCTCAGAACCTCCATGCCAAAAGCCCGCTCTACTGGATATTCAGAGCTAAAGCTGAACTCCATCACGCGGTCTTCCTGCTCCTCAAACTTGGTCTCGCCGGCCCGCTTGTAAAGCGTGGGTGCGTAACGCAAAGCAGCAATCTTGGTCAGCGTTGAAAAGCGATGACCAACCTGCACATCAGTTGGTTCATTGCCCTCATCGGTCTCCCGATAAACCGTAATGAGTGCAGCAGGGTCATCCTCATCACCGTTCACGGTGAAATCAGAATCAGGAACATTGATTGTGCCGTCTCGCTCAATGCGATCAATGCGGCCCTGTGCAGTGCCACCTGAGCTGTTCCAGCGCACAAAATCTCCGACGCTAAGTTCGTCGGGCTCGGCCCTTACTTGCGATTCGTCGGACATAGTACGTTCGCGGATTTCTTTAATTGTATCCGCCTTGTTAGTAGCCCACACCTGCCCTGGGTCTCCGCCCCACGCAGCCCAAGCCACACGGCCATTAGACGGGTAGCCGTCTTCTCCAGGCGAAAAACCTTCGCCTTGCTTGTCAACTTCGTGGCGTGCGAACCATGCGGCCATGGTGATCACTGTGTCGGCAGACAGTTCATCACCGCTCAGGATCTGCGTGGCTCTGCGTGCAGCAACCTCAGTGCCGCCAGCTTCACCGTCAGCTTTCCAATCGCGATAACGCTGCGCCTCTTCCTTCATCCCTGCAGTAGGGCTGAGGTCAATCTCTGTGCCGTTAATAGTTGCCAAGATCTTCCTCCCCGACGTTTTCTGCATCCTCGCCACCAGGCGCAGGCGTGTCACCAAAGGCGTCGATGGTGTTGGCCGGCTTGTACTGGCTAGCGCCGCTGCCATTCACAGCAGACGGATCGGTGTCAGTGATGATGTTCATTTCGTCGAGCTTGGCCAGCTCTGACTGTCGAGCAACTAAGAACTCATCAAAGTCGCTTCCGTTTTCAGCCACACAATCAGCAAGCGTCTTAAATCCGCTGCGCACTGCCGCCTTCTGTGCAGCGATTTCCTTCTGCGGGTCAACGTAGTGGTAACCCCTGCAGACCCAGCGCACAGCCTCGTAACGCTCAGGCTCAGTTTCGTAAGTAGGCAGATTTAATGCGCCACTGAGCACAGCCATCTCAAGCCAAGCGTCATAAATCGGCTGATAGAACTGATCTTTCATCATCTGCTGAATAGATCGCCAGTTGTCGCGGTCCTGCAGCAAAGCGAGTCGTGATGACGAATAATTTGACTGCGAATAATCGTTTGACAGGACCTCGTAGCTGCAGCCGACACCCGCACCGAGTGCCCTGAGCTGTGCCCTTAGGAACGGCTCATACTCGCCAGTAGGCGAATCCATGTCAGGAATGGTGACCGTTTCGCCTGGCTGCAGGTACTTGAATTGCCCAGGCTCAAAGCCTGTTACCCGCTGTTCGTCATAGATCTCGCCGCCTGGGTCAAGCTCACCCTCCGGTGATTGAATGAATCCCATCAGAGCAGAACTTGCGCGAGCACGCACAACACTTGCCTGTTCCCATCCATCTAGGTGATGCATCCTTTGCATCGCAGATGCAAGCCACGGCACGCCACGGGTTTGGCCAGGGCGTGCAGATGTCCGGTCAAACAGATGAATGACATCTTTTGCCGGGACAATGATGTGACGCTTGCCAGGCTCCCGTGTCGGAAACGCAGTATCACCAGGGTGACGGCTCAGAAAGGCGTAGCTGACAGGACGGCCAAACTTGTCCAGCTCAACGCCAAGTTTCCAGACGTTGCCAGGTTTGGTTGCAGGGCTGTTGTAGTCCTCGTCAAGCTGATCAGCCTCAAGCACCTCAAGGGCAAAGTTGACTTTGCTGCGGCCAAACTTCTGCCGCACCATGCGGATGAAGACTTCGCCGCTCTCGCACATTGACGAGACAGCAAGCTTTTCAATATCGGCAAAGCACAGCTGACCTGCGGTGTTGCAGCTGTCCTTACGACCCCACATCGACCAAGCTTTTTCAATCTGCTCGTTAATGCGGGTGTCGAGCTTGCCGCCACGCTGACGCATCACCTGTGCTTGCAACCTGACGCCTGTCCCCACGACAGAGTTGCGGACAACCCGGACCGCAGACTTTGCATAGTCGTTGTCGCGCACAAGCTGACGCGACCTAGACCGCAGACGCTTCAGGCTGCCCTTGATCTCTTGGTCAGCAGAGGTGACAGAGGTGACCCAATCAGCAGTCAGACGACTGGCCTGGGCACCGCCAAACATGCGAGCGCGTGGCCGTGCAATCGGCTCAGGATTAGTGCGCCACAGTTCGCGCCAAGCAGAACGGATGCCCATGTCAGAACCTCACATAAAGGGAATGGGGATCACCCAAACCGTTGGCGATCATTGCAGCTTTACGCTCTCGAACCACTATGGCTTTGAGCTGACTCTCACGCATCCGCAGCTCTGCAAGATCAATGCGCTTGAAGGTGCGGTTGCCGATGCTGTATTCAGCAGCCTTGTCCGCAATGATTGCGCGGATTGCTGCAGTGACTGCATCTAAATCTTTCTCCGCCTGCGTGCGTCCATCAAAAGCAGCAGGGTCTCCGGTGTAGGCAAGGCTGGCAAAGACTTCAAGTTGACCATTTCCTAGCGTGAACTTCTCAGAGCCCTTAGAGGCTTCTGCATAAAAGAACCAATCACCTGCATCAAAGCCTGCGCTATCTGTTGCGCTGATTGTGAACTCCCAGCCAGTGCCATAAGAAGTGCCGACAACAGTGTGTCCTTCGTGGTTGCTATTAGTCCGTAAGTAGTAAGTGAGCGTCCAGTCAGCCGACGTAATGCTTTCATTCAGCGGGCCAACCGCCGCGTCATCCCTCCATTTGATCGTCGTGCCGGCGTAGATCTTCTTAGGGATGTTCACGTCACCAGCTGTTTACAAACGACTGAGCCGGTTTAGACGGCTTTGTCCTTGATTTTAGCGGTCTATTGTCGCCTGATTCCAGCTTCTCACGCAGGTTTTCCCACATCGTGAGCTTGGGCAAACGGCGGATGTAGAGCTGAAAAGCCGCATAGGCGTAAACCGCGCAGTCCAAGCACTCAGCCCGTGCTGATGCTTTTCTGACCCAAATCCGCGTTGGCATCCCTCCGCGATACACAAGCTTCTGCCGCTCAGAAGTTAGTTGCTGGAAGTATTCAGTATCAGCAGCTAAGCCGAAATTAAGGTTGCCAGGACCGTTTTCTAGGCGAAGTTTGCCGAATAGCGTGGTCTTAATAGTGTCAGTGCCAAGCATGTAAAGGGTGACGCCCTTTTTGATGGTGCGACCCTTCCAATTCACATCAACCTTGCTGCCTTTTCCTACTGCTGCAGCGTTTCTGCGGCTGCTGCCTTTAATTGCTACAACGCCACGCGGCAGACGCTCACGCACATAAGCGTATACCTCATGCGTGCAATAGCCGGTATCTACAGCAAGCTGAGCAATCTTTAGGTGATAGTGCTCTTCTGTCTCCCATTCACTTGCAAGTACAACATCGAGTTGTTTCCATACGTCTGGCTGAGTCGGATCCCCCATCAGCTTTTGGTGCCATACAAGCCAGCCCGTCTCTTGTTGGCCCTTAGCTCCCGACCAGCCCCACACTGAGATCTCAAGACGGTCAAGCTGAACGTCAACGCCGGCCGTCAACAGCACAACGTCTTTAGGCACAGTGCCTGGCTCGTAGGGCAGACGCCGCCCCATCAAGCCCTCAGCACTGACCTGGGCTGAATAATTTTCCTCATAAGTCTCAGCAAGCCGGGTGTTGATGAACGTGCGCAGAGCAGCTGGGTCGTTCTTCGCACGCAAAAAATCTTCAGCAAGCTCACTCCAGCTAGCCCAGCCAAGCGGGCTATAGAGGCCATTCAGATGGAAGCCGGCAGTCTTGCCATTAAAGTGCGAGTGGTTGCGCCACTCTCCAGCGGCCAGCATCTGCGTCTTGTGGTGTTCGTCAAACCGCTCGCCGCAGTGCTTGCACTGATACTGCGCCGTCTCTGGCTTGTCTTTTTCCCATTTCAGCCTGCTCCACTCAAGGTGCTGAAACTCACCGCATGAGGGACAAGGCACCCAAAACTTGCGCTGATCCGACTTTATATATTCGGCCTCGATCTTGCTGAAGTCCTTCACTGTTGGCGTAGAGGTCAACAGCACCTTCCGCCTTGCAAAGGTCGTCGTCCTGCGTTCGGCTAGCGCAACTGGGTCGCCCTCCCCAGGAATCTCTTGCATAGCGTCCACCTCATCCATGAACAGATAACGGCAAGGTGCAGAGCGCAACTGGCTAGGACTATTCGCACCAGTGAGCAGCAGAATCCCGCCAGGGAAGTCCTTGGCAAACATCGAGTTAGAGCCATCTCTAGAGCGTGCGGGTGCAATTTTTTCTTTAAGCCTTGGTGTGTCCTCTATCAGGCCCTCAAGCCTTTGCTTGGACATCCTGCGGGCCATCTCAATGGTCGGCTGCACAGCAAGCAACGGCCCAGGGCTGTGATCAATAATCCAAGCAAGCCAGTTCAGGCCAACCTCTGTCTTCCCGCTCTGCGCTGAAAACATCAGCACAACACGCTGCACGCTGCTCTCACTGCTCAGGTCACGCATCACCTGCCGCAGGTAAGGGGTGCGATCAGTGCGCCATGGCCCAGGCTCCGCACTTGCTTTGCTACTCAGTCGCCTATATCGATCGCTCCACTCATCAACAGTCAACGGTTCCTCTGGCCTAAGTCCGTCGAGGAAGCCTTCACGCCAAGGGTTCATGCGACCTTCGCGATCTCCATCAGGCACTGCCGGTGCTCAGTGGTCAGCACGCGATGGATGACAGCAGGATCACTCTCACCCGCCAGCTCATTGCTCAGACGATCAGCAAGGTTGGCCAGCTGCTCACGGATAGAACGGCCCAGCTGGAAGCTTTCCTTTTTCACCTGCTCAGCAGGCACCAGCTCCTCCATCTGAGTCGCAGCCGTGATCTTGGCAATCTCTGCGTTGTAGTGCTCTTTGCGTGCGCGGCTTGTGTAGAAGTCCGGCACATCTTCCTCCTCTACATAAGTCACCTGCCGGCGCACTTCTTTCTTCGCAGCCTCAAGAGGTGTTGGCTCTTTCCTGGGCTTCTCTGGCATCTGCGCAGCACTCGGCCGCTCAGTTACGCCCCAAATCCGCAGCCCCTTCTCTAGGTCGATCTTCGGGTTGACGTTTCCTGTGTCAACCAAAGCAGCATCTAGACGACCTTGCGCAATCGCCTTAGATACCGCTTGACG